GATGAAGGATCATTATAATTATGGCATACGATAAAAAGAAAATATTTGAACAAGCAAAGGAAATGATAGTAAAACACAAGCTGTTTTTCATTGAAGATATTGTTGCTTTTTTGCCTATTTCCAAGCCTACGTTTTACGAATATTTCCCTGTTGATTCTAACGAAGTTAACGAGCTAAAAGGATTACTAGAGCAAAACCGAACCGAGTTAAAAGTATCAATGCGGTCAAAATGGTACAAGTCAAACGCACCAGCTTTACAGATGGCTTTGATGAAGTTGATAGCCAGCCCTGATGAATTAAAACGTTTAGCAATGGTTTATAATGATACGACTATAAAAGGGGAGGTTTCATTCCCAGTAATTTCGATTGATCCTTTATCTGAATATGATAGCAACAACAAGTCTGAGGAAGATAGCCCAACTAAAGAAAAGGATTAGAATTATTCAGGGAGGTCAAGGGGCAGGAAAGACATTCGCAATACTCCTTATCCTTATCAATCATGCCAACGGGAATCCTAACAAGGAAATATTTGTTGTAAGTGCTGAATTAACCAAAATGAGAATTACGGTTATTAAAGACTTTATCAACATTATGAAAATGCTAGGTATCTATTCCGAAGATAGGATGCTAGGTGGCACAATGTATCGCTTCCTAAATGGATCATTCATAAAGTTTTTAGGATTGGATAAGGCAGATTTAGGAAAGGGATTGCGTTCCGATGTGGTATTTTTGAATGAGGCTAACAAGGTTGATTTTGAAACCTATCGAGAATTAACAAGTAGGGCAAAGCAGATATACATTGACTTTAACCCTAATGCTCGTTTTTGGGTGCATAACGAGGTTGTGAACCGATTAGATGCAGACTTTATTAAGCTAACATACAAGGATAATGAGTTTCTAAGCAAAGAAGAAGTTAATGAAATTGAAGGCTATAAGGCAAAAGGATATGATAGTGAAGGCAACGAAATAAATGCATATTGGGCCAATAAATGGAGGGTTTATGGGCTAGGCGAAGAAGGGCGCATTGATGGAACCATATTCCAAAATTGGGAACTAGGCCAATTTGACGAATCTATCCCAGTTATGTATGGCATTGACTGGGGTTTTAAAGATCCATTTGTTTTGATAAAAGTTGCCTTTGATAAAAAGTCGATGCGGTGCTATGTTAAGGAAGAAATATACAAATCAATGCTTTCACCAAATGAGATTGCGCAATTGGTAAAGGCTAAAATCCCGAACAGAAACAGCCTTATTATTGCCGATAGTGCCGATCCTACACAAATCATTGGCCTACGAAATGAGGGGTTTAATATAATGCCAGCCACGAAAGAGAAAATAATCATTGGCATAAGGGCTTTGCAGAATTGGCAGATAGTTATAACGCCCGAATCAACTAATGTTATCAATGAGTTTCATAATTACATTTGGCTTGATAAATCAGGGGAAGTGCCTATTTCGGGGTTCGATCATTCAATTGACCCATTACGCTATGTAGAAAAATTTTATAGATATAAAAATTCTTAATTATATTTGTGTTCATGAATATATTTGAAAGCCAACAAAACGCCAACACAAACACATTTTATAAGCTACCTGTTGGCTACAATTATAACCGCGTTTCACCTACTAAGATTGTCCGCGATGGGTACTTATCGAATGAAGATGTTTATTCAATGGTGTCTAGGTTTGCAAGGCTTTGTGGTAGTATCCCAATGGTCTTAATGAATGGCGAAGATACGGTCCCAGATACAGACGAATTTTACCGCATGTTTTATGATAATTGGAATGAGAAATACGGTAAGGAGGAAGGGTTATACCAGGTTTTTGTTAATCTTTTTTTGCATGGTAATGCTTATATCTTAAAAAAAACAGAATCATTAGGGTTTATGCCAGACGAATTGTGGGCACTACCTAGCGATAAGATAACACCGAGTAGCTATACAACATCGATATTTGATACCCCTGCATACTATCAGTTCAATGACAGCGCAACAATTCACAAATACTTTCCGAATCAGTTAATACAGATCCAATATTACGACCCTAGTTTTGAAGGTGAGGAAGGTTTAAGCCCGTTACAAGCCAATTGGAACACTGTTTTAGCTGGGAACAATAGAGCAACAGCCGAAAAAACCATGCTGGAAAATAGAGGTATATCGGGATTTATTTCGCCAAAGGGGACAGGCGATGCTGGCAGTTATGGGTTCACAAACCAAGTAATTGAAACGGTAAGAAAAGCATTTGCAACATTAACAGGAGGGGCTAAGAAGTTTAACAAGGTTGAATTGATTGAGCAGGCTGCCGAGTTTACCCAGCTAGGGATGGATGCCAACGACATGAAGATAATCGAAATGAGATTAAACCACGTGCGGTCTATTTGTAATGCTTACGGATTGCCTTCGATACTCTTCAATGATTACCAAAGCCGAACACACGCCAACTATAAAGAGGCAATGAAGGCACTTTATACAGATGCGGTTATTCCACAAGTGAAGCTATTTATTAACCAATTTGAGAAACATTTCCTAAATCAGGTTAATATGCTAACAGGAAACAAGTATTGGTTAAAGATAGCTAAGGAGGAAATAGAGCCGCTAAAAGAAGACCAAACAGCTATTTCAGCATCGATTTTAAGTCAATACGAAAAGAATTTACTAACTAAAAAAGAAGCTCGTTTGGCTTTAGGATTGAGCGAACAGATAGAGGAGGAGCAAACAAAAGGGGTTGAGTTATTGCGTTCATTAAGTCCTTTATTAGCAAATCAATTAATCAGCACAATGACTGAAGAAGACAGAAATAGGTTATTAAAAGAAATGGGATTAATATGAAGCAATTTAAAACAAAATCACTAGAAGAACTTAAAGCAATCTTAGAATTAAAACAAAAGGCTGCAAAGGATAACGAAATAATAAAAAAAGACAATGGAAAGGACAACAAAGTTAAACCAAATAAGAAGGGATAAGGCCGAGATTTTAAGCCTAAAAAAAGGGGCGGTAAAATATACCGATGCCACAACTTTAGGCCACGTCGAAAAGGTAGATGAAGCGAACAAGAAAATGTTCGAACGCAATTTACCATTGGACACAGATGATGCGGTTTACAGAACTTTGATTGCCAACACTTACAACTACATGGACAGTCATGGTGATGTCCATTTGAATGGTATCTTTAAAAAGTCCTTAGAAGAAACTAAAAAGATATTCCTCTTACACGATCATAAGTTTGAAGTAACAGCCCAAATAGGTAGTATCTTAAAGGCTTACGAGCAAGATGGTAGGTTTCTTTATTACGGGTTTAATTCACCATTAGACACTCAGGCATTACTACTTGATGTTGAGATTGATAAGTCTAAAAATGAATTGGTTTATAATGGATATAAGAAAGACGAAATTAATCAACATTCTGTTGGCATGTATTATGTCAAAATTGATTTGGCAATGGATGATAAAGCCGATCCGCAGGCTTACGCTTTGTATCAAAGGCTTCTACCTAGCATTGGCAATGCCGATGAAGTGGCCCAGCAGGGTTATTTCTTTGCTGTTTCGGAGGCTAAATTAAAAGAAGTGAGCGCGGTTTTAGCTGGTTCAAACCCATTGACAGGGGTATTTGATAACAATAAAGGGGCTATTTCTATCGACCAAGTGCAAAAAATGTTCGATTATTTATCAAAAAATGTTGAGAATAAGGAAATTTTTAACAATATTTGCAAGCAATATACTGACACTTTGAAGCATATAGAGCCGCCAAAAGGCACTCAAACAGCTACTAAGCCGCTGGTTTACAACTATATTTACTAATTAAAAAAATACTAAAAACAAAATGGAAAAATTTATTTTTACTTCAAAATCAAACTTCCAAGACTTCTTAACATTTAAGAAAGTTAGCGAAGATGACAAAAAAGATGCTGATAAAATGGCTGGTATCTACAATGAATTTAACGATGGTTTAAGAACTGCAATTGCTGATGCTGAAGCTAACAAAGTGAGCAAAGATGAGGTTGCTACATTGAAAGCTGAATTACAAGGAGCAATGAAAGAGCAATATATCGCACTTCAAACTATCTTAAAAGAGCAAGGAAAAGCGTTATTGTCAATGAACAAAGGTGCTGAGGCTCAATTGGATGATTTAGCTTCTATCTTAGCTGAAAAGAAAGCTGACTTATCAAAATTGAAAGGTTCTGCAAATGCTTCAGATAACGTTAAATTTACCGTAAAAACTGTTGGTGATATGTCAATCAGTGGTTCAACTACTGGGCAAATCCCACAGGCTTACAGAAAACCTGGAATTGGCGATGTAAAAGAGAGAGCAATTCGTTTAATGGACTTTGTTACTGTTGGCTCAATCGGATCAAACTTGAAAGAGTGGGTTTATGTTGCTAATGAGGAAGGTGCGGCAAACGTAACAGCTGAGGGTACATTGAAAAACCAAATAGATTTCGAATTATTAGTTGGTTCGGCTAAAGTAGAGAAAGTAACTGCTTTCATTACCGTAACCGATGAAATGTTAGAAGATGTTGAAGGGATTCAAACATTAATCCAAACTAAATTGGCTACTAAAATCAACTTGAAATTAGAGCAACAAGTTTATGCTGGTTCGGGTGTTTCTCCGCAATTAACTGGTATATCAACTGTTGCAACTACTTTCGCTGCTGGTTCATTTGCAAACACTATCGATAATCCAAATAATGTTGATGTTTTAGCGGTAGCACAAAACCAAATCGAGGTTGCTAACCAAACAATGCCAACTGCTATTTTTATGCACCCTACTGATGTAACTAAATTATTGGTTGAGAAAGTATCTTCAACTGATAAACGTTACATTGAGAGGTTACAAATGATTGCTGGAACATTATCTTTTGATGGTATTCCTGTAATCAAAACAACTTTAATTACTGAGGGCAACTTCTTAATGGGTGACTTCACTAAAGCTGCTGTTGACTTCAAAAAAGGTGTTACTATTGAAATTGGATATAACAGTGATAACTTCGTTAAAAACTACAAAACTATTCGTGCTGAATTAAGAGCGGTTTGTTCGGTAGAGCATAACGACAGAACTGCATTTGTTAAAGGTGTGTTTGCAACTGCTAAAGCTGCATTAGCAACTACTTAATAAAAAGTTGATTAATAACTAAAGAAGGGGCGGGCTTAATGTTCGCCCTTTTTTTATTACATTTGCGCTATGCTAGTTTTTATAATTGCAATCTATAAACGCCCTGAATTAACTAAAATAGTCCTTGATTATTACCGTAAGAAGTCAAAACAATATGGTTTTAAGGTAGTAATTGCGGGTAGTGAGGGCGCGCAATCTAAGAAGTTAGCTAAAGGTTTTGATTATATCGAGGTGCCAAACTTCCCAATTAGCGAAAAGAATAACAAAATGATGCAAAGAGCAAAGGTTCACAATCCCGATGCGGTTGTTTTGCTAGGCTCAGATGACTTTATATGCGACAATGTTATCCAATTCTATTACGATTTAATAAAGCAAAATGAGCAGTCTGTTGTTGGCTTTTACGACCTTTACTTTTATTCCACGCAGCACGAATATTTAAGTCATTACGAGGTGGGGTTTCAGTCTTATGGGGCTGGTAGGTTCTTCCCTCGAATGGTTTTAGACATGATTGACTTCACAGGTTGGCGGGGTGAAATAAACAAAGGTCTTGATGGTAACAATACAAAGGTGTTAATGTCCGTTGGGGCGAATCATAGAGCGGTGCAATTAGCTGATATTTGCGGTCTTTTGGTTGATGTGAAACACGATTTTAACATTAGCAATAAAAATATTACCTTTGTTGGAACACACGTAAATAAATCTATTATGGCAAAGAAGAAAATTCCAGTAGAAAAAATTGATGCACTACCAATCGAAAAAACA